GTTCTTCAGTAGCCCAAAGAATTTCAGGAAAAAAATTTTCCCGGATTACAAGGGCCATCGAAATAGGAAGAAGCCCTGCGGGTACAAGCGCCTGCTCAATTGGTGTGGTGATAATTACGTCACCATGGTGGTTGACAACCTAGAGGCTGATGATGCCCTTGGTATCTACGCCACTGATCCAATTGAATCAGAGAACGAACTGATTATCTGCTCACCTGATAAGGACATGAGACAGATACCAGGGCTGCTGTTTGATCTCAAAAATCCTGTGATTGAAATCACCAAGGAAGAAGGGGATCGATGGCATCTGATTCAAACCATGAGCGGTGACCAGACTGATGGTTACGCAGGTGCTCCTGGGATTGGGATCAAACGAGCTGATGCACTACTGGATAAACACGGCTGCTGTTGGGAAACAGTAGTTCAAACCTTTGAAGAGCGAGGACTGACTGAAGATGATGCGCTCATTAATGCACGTCTCGCGCGGATACTCCAGTACACCGACTACAACTTCGACACCGATGAGCCAATCCTTTGGACCCCCACCTCCAGTGCTGGAGATGACAATGGAACAACAGTTCAAGATGAGACGGCTGCAGGATCTGCTACCTGAAGCAAGAAAGGAGGACATCATTACTGTCTTCCTTGCATTGCAACATCAGAACTTTGTTCTTAGTAACACCGTATCAAACCTAGTAAAGCAATGGCCCTTAGTCCAGAGCATTACGGATCAAGTTGGAAAGTCGGAGACTTCATCCGAGAACAACAACTGAGTTTCCACCTTGGTAATGCAATCAAATACATCTGCCGTTGTGGAAAGAAACCCACAGCAGACCCCATTGACGATCTCACCAAAGCAATCCACTACCTTGAAAACGAACGTGAGTTTCTACGAAACAGCAGCACACGAATTCAGGAACAAATTCGAGCTGCCCATCGGGCTGACAATTTCCTCTTTGAATCTGCAGCAGACTTTGATCGATGAGGAACACCTTGAACTTGCCCATGCGTACCTCGATCTGAAGAAAGACATCACCAACAAGCGAGCCAGAGAGCACATGCTGAAGGAACTTGCTGATGTGGTCGTCACCTGTCATCAGATGGCTGCAGCATTTGGTTGGGATCTGCAGACTGCATTCAACCGAGTGCATGCTAGCAACATGAGCAAGCTCGGTGAAGACGGCAAGCCCATACGTCGTGAGGATGGAAAGATTCTCAAAGGGCCTAACTACTTTGAACCTTCACTCATTGATCTTGTCTGATACTACTGTGGAAAAAGAACTCATCGCACGTACTGGCCGTGTACAAAGTTGGATTGATGATCCGACATCTCGTCTACCTGTGAGCTGCACCGTCTTCGTTGTTGAAGACACCATGGAGGGTGAGAATGGAATCGAAGCAAGCTGGCGATTTGTTAGCCATGCTCTCCGCTATGGAGCAGGAGTTGCTGTCCACCTATCGAAACTCCGGCCTAAGGGAGCGGAAAATGGTAAAGGGTTGGTTGCTTCGGGTCCTGTTAGCTTTGCCAAGATTTACTCGACCCTGAATGAAATCCTGAGGCGTGGTGGCGTCTACAAAAATGGAGCTGTTGTATGTCATCTTGATCTCAACCATCCTGATGTACTTGAGTTCATTAATGCTAGCCGTAGTGAGCTGCCTTGGGTTAAGCGTTGCGTCAACATCAACCACCACTGGTGGAACGTTGCCACGAACGAAGTCAAGGAAGCTCTGATTCTTGCCATCAAACGCGGCGACGTTTGGCTCAACAAAACAAAAGTCGATAAGCATGGACAACGTATCTACGGAAATGTTTGCCTGGAGGTGTACCTGCCAACACGGGGCACCTGTCTACTGCAACATGTCAACCTTGGGGCATGCGAACTTGATGACATTCGATCTGCGTTTTCACGTGGAATGTCCGAACTGTGTCACCTCCACTCAAAAACAGGTGTTGGAGACAGCGGTGAATACCTCCCTCCAGAGGTTGATCGCCAGGTCGGTCTCGGAATGCTTGGGCTTTCCAACCTGCTCCGTCAACAAGGAGTGACGTACAAGGAGTTTGGAGAGGCGTTGATGTACATCGTCAACAACGAACCTCATGAACGGACTCCTGCTGCTGTACTAGCCCATGAGCTTCACGCTGGTATCCGTGAGGCTGCGGAGATCGCTAAGGCCAACAACATGGTGCGTGCCTTCGCCATTGCACCTACTGCTTCGTGCAGTTACCGCTACAAAGATCTCGATGGGTACACCACTACCCCTGAGATCGCTCCTCCCATTGCCCGTCAAGTGGACCGTGACAGCGGAACCTTTGGCGTCCAGAGCTTTGACTACGGTCCGGTTGAGATCGCGTCGGAAGTTGGCTGGGATGATTACTTCAAAGTAGCCAACGGTATTGTCCGTCTTCTTAGTCTGACAAATCTGCTACACGGATATAGTTTTAATTCGTGGAGCGACGTTGTTACTTATGATGAACGGTTTATTGAGGAATGGCTGAACAGCCCCCAAACCTCTTTGTATTACAGCTTGCAGGTGATGGGAGATGTTCAGGATAAGTCCGACGCATACGCTGCGTTGTCTCAATCTGACATCGACGATTACCTGGACGAGTTGTTTAAAGATGACCCTGCTCCAGATTGTAATTGCGGCGAATGAACCCCTATCAGAAACTATCTAATCGTAAGCGCAAGTGGACTCCAGTGCAAACCACTGCTGGTCAACTTGTTGAGGGCTCGGAGGAAACCATCTTCCGGGCTCTCGCCCTTCGTCACATGGAACTCCCTGTTGGCGACTTTATTAATGATGCATTGAAGAATGACGTTCCAGAGTTATCGCGGGACCTACTCCGATCCAACATCAAAGACGAAGAGAACCACGACTTGGCTCTCGGTTACATCGCCCAAGCTCTCGGCACTGACCCAGTTGCTGAAGCCGAAGCCATGCGACTCCGCGATGCTTGGACGGCGCATCCTGATCACACGGTCCTCAAAGCAATGGTGGCCGAGCGTGCAATTTTCTTCGTTCTACTGCCATTCTTCCGCTTTAATGGTGACGCTGGTCTCCGAACAGTAAGTGCTGATATCAGTCGTGATGAGCAAGTACATGTTGCAACGAATAGCCTGGTATGTCGTGAGCTTGGTCTCACTATCTCTCCTAGTCTGGATAAGCTCAGGAAGGCAACCATTAATTGGGTGATGCAGCCGTTGAAGAAATCGGACAACAAATATCTCGACAAGCAATTCTGGTTGGACCAAAGTGACAGTCTGATGTATGCAGGCAAAGCGGAAGGATTGATCGAAACCCAACGAGCAAGAATGCCAGCTTTCTTTGAACATGCAAACCCCAACCTCCCACAATATGCTTAACCTGCTGGAAACATCAGGTTTGCAGTTTAATGTTCTACTTCAGAAATTAGAAGAGAACTTTCCACAAGTAAATCCCCACCCGGATGATCCTCATTCTTTAATAATGTACCGCTCTGGCCAACGTTCTGTTGTGGAGTGGATCATGTATCAGCTTAACGAAGAGAACAATGGCTAACCTATTTGGATTAGATTTTATTAAAGCTGCTGCAGCTGCAAGGGGTGTACCGCTAATTAACTACACAGGTGGTGAATACAGCAGGCAAGCTGCTCCGCCGCCTGCACCCGCTGCTGCTGCTCCAGCACCACAGACCAACCTATCCCAATTTCTGGGAATCAATTCAACTCCTGGAGTGTTTGGCAATCAAGCCTTTGATCGTGCAGTAGCAAGCGGATTGACTCCTGATCAGGTGAGGAACCTGGCAGCTCAGCAGGGCCTGATGATTGGCTCTGGTGTACAAGGCATGGGCGCAGCCCAACAGGCAGCAGCAGCACCGAATAACCTGAGTCAGTTTCTTGGTGCCAACTCAACCCCTGGTGTCTTTGGAGAACAAGCTTTCAACCGTGCTCTAGAGAGTGGCTTGACTGATGCTCAGATCCGTAGCCTTGCTAGTGCTCAAGGGTTGAGTATTGGAGCTGGTGCCCCTGCTGCTGCAGCAATGGAAGCAATGCCGAAGTTTAGTTCGGAGAAAGGTCTGGGCCAAAACCTAAAGTCTGCAGGCAGCACACTGTCCCAGAA